TTCGCTCGTCATATTCATCTGTCCATATAATGATTCCCATAAAGTATATGACAGAATTATTCCATCCTTTTGACCTTAATTCAAATGGACAGTAGTATTCTAAATCAGTAATTGCCTCATTGTTGAGTTCTTCAACTAATGCTAATGCTTCCTCTCTCATTTCTCGTTGGTGTTAAAGGTGTTGCAAAAAATGCAACGATTGGTTTGATGTTAAAGTTTGGTGTTCCAATAGTATTCGCATTGGCCGTGCTTGACAGGTATGCCAACAAAGAACGATTGGTACATATCCGTAGGGGCGGTAAAGCGGTAGCAGGTTTCTTTTAGAGGGCAACCTTCGCCTGTGCATTTAGTTATATCGGTCATAACGTGCCAACTATGGTGTACGAATCCAAGTCCTCACCCAAGATGAAGAACTGCTTGTACATTTCAATAGCCTCAAGGGTCTTGCGTTCTCCCTCTGCCACGAACTCGGGACTCACCGAGTAGATGCCTATGTCAAGGCTTGCCTTGTCAATAGCGACAAAGAAGAATTTATCAATCGGCACTCCAAAGAGTCGGGTGTAGATAAATGCCTGCACATCGTATCCGTATTTCTTTGCAGAGTAAGGGAATGCTCGTAGGTCGGTTGTTGTTTTTAAGTCAGCCAAGAATCCATCAGCATAGATGTCAGCCTTCGCCCTAAAGGGCAGGCCGCCAATCATACCAATCTTGGGTACTTCAAACTCGCAGCCTGTGATAAGCCCAAGCACGTTCTCGTTACGCAGGAGCGCATCAGAGATGCGTTGCGCCTCGTTGTATTCTTTACGAGTGCAGAGGTTACGCTTGCCCTTTGCATCCTGCCAAGCCTTTGCGTTCTTGCTTTGCACCTCAATCACTTCATAGTCTGCTACTTTGTGAGGCTCTAAAGTCATAAGGTGAACGAGTCTACCTACTGCAAACGCATCGGAGTCCTCGCTGCCGTACTTCGTAACGTAGTGGTACGTCTTTGGTGATGTCAGCAGCAGCTTACAAGCAGAAGATGACAGGGCGTTCTTGCCGAGTACCCCGTAGTAAAAGTCATCATCGTGCATCTTCTCAAGGATTGTCTCCATATCCCAAGTGCTTCCGTCAAGTAGTTCTATTATTTTCATTTTGTTTGTGTTTGGAATGTTGCTTCGTACCACTCTTCGAAAGGCACACGAATTAACGCATCGTGATAGGCCATACGCAAGGTGACCTTCTCAATGGTTTCAATGTCTTTGAGGATTGATTCAGATATGTCTACCGACTTCAGCTCTCGGAGTAGTTGGGATATAGTTTGATATTTCATTTGATTGGTTTTAATTATTCTTCTGATGCGACTTGAGTTGCCCAATTCATCCACTTGATGTAGATGTCATCGGCAAGGTTTGGTATATCCCTGTAAATGGATGTAATAGGGTATGCGGTGGTGTTGGTGTAGCCATCCTCGTTGTATGACTCCTCAACGTAGGTAATGTCCATCTCGTAGTTGTAGAAGTCAGCAACGTGAACGTAGCCGAGAAACTTGGCAAGAATCTCATCCGAGTTCTTATTGTCGGGGTCGTAGTCCTCAAGGGCATCCCAGTAAGACTGTGGTAGTAGGTCGGCATCTTCAAGCCAAAACTTTAGGTCGTTGTAGGTGAATATCATATCCCAAGAAGTTCAAGAGTCCATAGGTATGCCCAAAACGTCAGCGCAAGAGCGCAGAAGTATGCCGTGTTTTTAAGTAGTAGTTTCATTCTGATTGGTATTAAATGTTCTCCAAATATAATACAACTTTTCGGATTATCAACACTCCAATAAAAAATAAATAAAAAAAGAGGACTACTTGCCCTCTCTGAATTGCGTGTAGCAAACTGCTACTGCTTGATCTTTATTTGGGTACTCGCTTCCGATAGCCTCCAAGCAGCGTTGGATGTATTCGGATTGCTTCTCTCCGCTTTTAACTTTAGGTATTGGCATATATCTTTTTTGCTTTTGTTAGATTTAAGAAACCAACAACCTTGTCTACCTTTTCTTTTCTTGCAAAGTCGGTTGTTGCTGGCATTTTTTTGGTCTGCCAATCTATTTCAACCGCAGACAAATTAAAAACATAGATGCCTAATGGTGTAGAGTTAATATAGATTGGCGTTGTGCCAAACTTTATAGCACGACTTATTAAATTATCATACTTCATCTTCTCAATGAGCAAATCATCGTAGTGCGTTCTTCGGCATTTTAACTCTATGTCATATTGATACTTTGCAGAATAACAATCCCAATGCGACATAGGCTCATCGCTCATTTTCAAATCGGGAATATGATTCTCTTTAAGAAAGGCATACAACTCTTGCTCACTCATCAGTAAGCGTTGTATAATGTCTCAAGCTCCTGCAACCTACCACGAAGACAAGAGCCGCAGTTGGTTGGCTTTACCGAATCCTTAAAGACTCGGTTGTATATTCTATTCACTTCCGTCTGCTCAATAGCAGTCACGGTGTTCCTGCCTCGCATCTTGCCAACAAACTCGTATTCTTCTTTGGTCAAGCACTCTGGCTTCCTGTACCGAAATAGCTTGTTAAGTTTCTCCTTACGGGCATCGCAGCCGCAGTCCACGCCTGTGGCTTCGCTAAACCAATCCACCGCAGCCTTAATGCCTGTGGCAGTTGTGATTTGCTCAATGGTATCACCCAAGCCGCTTGGCTTCTTTGTACGCTTGGTAGGTGTCTTGGCAGTCTTCTTGGATTCGCTCTCTTGCATTTTTTAGTGTGTTGAAAATTGATCTTGCTGAAATCTTGGTCTCATCCGCTAACGTGCGAATAGACATATCGGTGTTGTGGTAAAGTGCAAATATCTTTTTGTCGTACCAATGCCAATCGGTTTGTGTTGACCATACCCTATCGTAGAGTTGGATGAGTTGCACCTCTGCATCTTCGTTGGCCTCCTCGTAGATAAACTCCTCTAAAATGTCCACGTCTACAAATTCAAACCTTGCTCTTTGGCGCATTAAAGTGGCGTACATATTGCGGAGCGTAACGTAGACAAAGAAGGTGTTGACCTCCGTTTCGTTGTACATTATTTTCTCGGCATCATCAACATATTTGTACAATCTGACGTACATCTCCTGCACAAGCTCTTGGGCAAGGTCATCACTCGCTCCAAAACTCTTGCACATCCGAATCCAGTCCGTCTGTCGCTTTGCTAATACTGCGAGGAGTCCCAAGTGATTTCTACGATTATCACAAACAGGGCAAACTGAACGGTGTGCATCACAATATCCTCTTCAAGGTAATCGGTCTTTGACCAGTTAGCCCCAACTACAAGCCCATAGATTGGGTAAAGTCCTACGTTAAAATTCATTGAATGTCCGTTTTAGAGTTAGATACAATTCCTTGTATTTAGATAACTCCGCAACGACTTCATTGAGTTTATTTAGTTCCTGCTCCAACGCTTCAAAGTCGGGCTTGTCAATCGTTGCCATCGGGTTTTCCTCAAGAACGCAGCAGGCTACCTTATAATAGTGCTGATAGTCCCCGTAGATTAGACGGTCTTTGTGCATCCTTACGGCATAGGCTACCGAGCTATGGTCTTTGTCTATGGCCTCACCGAGTTCGTGGAGCGTGGCGTGGTTTCGGAATGCTGATACGAATGCTGCTCTTGCGGTGGATTCTTTATGCGCACGGCTTCCATTGTCTTGGAATCCCAGACGGGCGAAGTATTGTTCTTTAGATACTTTTAATTGACGTAGTTCAAATGGTCTCATTTGCATTTACAGAGTCTTGCTCTGCCCTCTTTATGATTGGTTATTACTTTGGTTATCGGCATAGTGAAGTGCTTGTGATCTTTTAGTCTTTTGAACTTCATCTCACTCGCCCATTCCACTAAATTGTCATCTTTGTCTTGTACGATAGTGTAGTCAACCACAAGGTAGTCCACCCCATCTACTGCAAAGCATTCGTACTTCTGAAAGGGAGATAGAATCTGCCTCATAGATTGTCCTCTATTATCCCTTGCAGGCGTTGTATCTCGTAGTGCATCTGCTCGCTATCTACTCGCAGCTTGGCGTTGGCAAGGTACATCTCATTCATCTTCCCCTCCGTGAATTGTCGGTAGTCAATGAACTGCTGAAGAAGTAGGTCTGCGTAGTGGCAAGACATAACGTGGTGCAGGATGTCATCTTGTACCTCTCTGCCTTTTGCTTTGTCTGCTGCTTGCTGCGCCAACCACATCGCAGTACCTGCAAGCATCAACTGCTTCTCCCTTATGTAAAGGTCGTGTGAGTCATCAGAAGGGTACATCGCTTGCAGGTGTTTCATCCATTTTAATTGGCAGCAAGTTACGCCCGTTTATGACAAACCCTACATTACCTAATACGCTCTGTAAAACAAGCGGAGTTTCAAGGGGCGTGATGCGGCCACCCGATTCCATTTCCTTGACCTTCCGAACGTGGATGTGGGTGTATATCCAATCTTGAGGGTGAGCCGCAAAACGGTGAATCACAATAAAATTGTCGCTGCGAGACATCCACTTGCCCCCCCCTTCAACATCTGCCGCATTTGGTGGCATTGGCATCCCCTCGTACTGGTGGCCTTTGTAGTAGACCTTGCGCATTGCTTCGGTTACAGGGTGAGCATTTACAATTGTGGTGACGTTGTTGTGATGTGCAAACACCCGAAGGGCAGAGGCTACCTCGTAGTGATACTCGTGCATCCCTGTCTTGCCTAATTTCTTTTGGTCTGTTGACAGGGAGTTGTATGGGTCTATCAAAGCACCTGTATAGTTCCATTCGTTCTTGATGGAGTTCATAACCTCAAGAAGTTCAAAGGCGGTAAAAAGGCGATTGCCGTCAATAAATTGAAAATATTCGTTAATGAAGTCCAACTTGCGGTACATCATCCCCTCATCAATTCCCTGTATGGGTTTGCATACCAAGAACTCAATCAGCTTTCGCTTTAGGCTTGGCACTTCGTTCTCGGCAGAATAGATGAGCCACTTCTTGCCAAAGTTATACGATTGCAAAAGCATCAGATAAAGCAGCGTGTGGGTCTTGCCTACGTTGGCGTGACCTACCACTACGACAAACTCACCGTCTTTAAGGCGCAGGTACTGATCTACTTCATAAACACCGAGCTTGCCCGTGTCATAGTACTTGCCCTTGAGGGCGCGTTGGAGGTATGGTAACGAAGACTCGTTAGATAGTAGGTCGGGGTGTATCATTGATTCTGATTGGTTAGCAAATATAACAAAATAGTTGACATAAAAAAACCCCTCCGTAGAGGGGCTTCACACAACGACCTATTAAAAACCAATCAGAAAGGGTCGTTGCGATTTGCAAAATGCTCGGTGTGTGAGGCAGGAGCAGCACTCTGCCCTGTCATCCAAGCGTTAAAGGTCTCTGCGTTGGCAAGGATGGTGTTGACATCGTGTTGTGCAGCACAAGCGTACTCAACCGCAGCCTTTAGAGCAACCTGTCGGATGATTGAAAGTGAGCGCTCATCGTTATTTTTAGGCGCAGATGGAGCTGATTGGGTATAGCCACCACCGCCAAAAGCATTGGCGCGTTGGATTTTCACCGTACCCTTTTCGTTCTTGGTGTACTCCACGTCTTCGCCTACGGCATAGGGTGGAATCTGTGACTTGGCAAAGGCAGTTCCAAAATCCCCTGAATCAAATCTGATTTCAAGTTTGTGTAAATCCTGCCACATACCTGTGGGAGTGATAGAAATAATTTTAGGCATAGTATAGATTGGTTTTAGATAAATAAAATTGATTGCTGCTGCAAAACCTCAATACGAGCTTCAAGCTCTTGTACCTTGTTTTGTAGTGCTTGGATTTGTGCTTGTTGCACTTGCACCATCTCGGTGTAAACGTCTGAACTGAAAGATAAAGTCATAACTTGATTGGTTTTATAAAGTTGATGCGTATGCTGCTTCAAGTGCTTCGCCTTTGGTAGCCCAAAGAGAATCGGTGTACTCCTCCAAGTTAAACTCGTTAGAGCGAATATACCACTTACAAACGCCCTCTACTTCTTTGCCCATATAGGTCAAGAGGAAATTGTAGTCGTTGATTTTGTGCGTGGTAGTTAGAAAGCGTGACATACTGATTGGTTTATGTTCAGACAAATATACAACTTATTCTAATACCAACACACCACTAAAAATAATTTCTGCCGTGTCTTTGGGAATTGTAGTATCGTGTACCAACTTTAAGGAATGCACATACTTGCGGCTATCATCCTTCACACCACCCCAAGTCTTAAATGTGTCAAGGGCAAACTTCACCGCCATAATTGCATTGTCAATATCGTATCGGTAGTTGACCTTGCAATGGATTTGCACATCCGTTATCTGCTCAAGATCATACTCTGATAGTTGCAGCATCACCTCATCGCAATGTTTGGTCTTTGCCTTTGCACGAACTGTCCAATGCTTGGATGCGTAGAAGGCGTTTAGGCTTGGCACTTTGCCGACTACGACCTTGTACGTTTTCAGTTGTCGGGTATCAGATAGCCGCATTGAATGGCGAAGTGCAGGTCTATCTTGGCTATCTCACCCAGTAGCTCTTGTTCTTTGTACTTCGCCTGTTGGCGAGCTTGGTATGAGGCTTCGCAGTTAGACATCAGCGTAGCGCACTCCTCAAGGATAAAGTCTATCTTCCTGCGTTTGGCAGGGTTAGTATAGTACTGCATATTTTCCTGTTGTTGTTTGGCTTCCTTCGCTTGTTGCGCTAATGGTTTGCTGCTCATCTTGGCGTTCAAGTTCAAAATTTAGGTGAGCGATGGCCTTTCGGATGTCATCGCAGATAGGGTTGTGCGGTTTCTTGCCTGCTCTCATTAGGTAGGTGAGGGCAG